CCAGCTTCTTCAAACGTTATTGTTATAGGTTCTTTTGAGAAATTATAAACTTCAAGATCAGGTCCATTAATCCATTGACCATTTCCATCATCTTTAGCTCTAGCTCTATAAGTTAAATCACCAAATTGAGGTTCTCCTTTTTGAACACTCTTAACAGAGAAATCCATACCCACTTTAGCACCTTCCGCAATCTTAGCTTGTTTACCTTCCAATATTTCTTTATATTGGTCATTTTGTTCTTTTAGTGATTGGTTACGAGCAGTTAAAGAAACTCGTTGAATTGCTTCAGCAGTACCTTTTTGAATAGAATTTTGTAAGTCAACAACTACGTTAGATATCTTTATGTTTGCTTGGTTTAATTGATTTTCAAATGATGCAACTAATATTTTTTGCGAATCCACTTCAACTCTTAAACTTTCCGAAACTATTTCAAGCTCACTAACCTTTGCTGTCAAATCAACTACTATTGTATTAAGTCTAATAACTTCTTCGGTTAAATCAATTACCGATTGAGTTACTTCATTATATACAGGCCTAGGAACATCATCATCTAATGGAGGTGGTTCAGCTGGTATTAATTCAAATATTCTAGTATCTACCGATTTTACTAAATCAATTTCATTATACTTTGGATTACTTAGTTTACCAAAAACAACACCATCAGCTTCATTATATTCATTAAAAGTATAACTTGTTTGCGTAGCCCTCTGTATTACAGAAGACCCACTTGTGTTTATACCCTCAAGCAAATTAGTATTTTTTAACCCAGATATTGTCTTTCTATAATTTGCCATACTAATTATTTACAATAGTAAATGTAATTTTATCATCGTAATATTTTACATCACCATCCATATCAACTTTAAATTCTATTTTGTAAACTCTACCAGTTTCCCAATTAGATAGATTTAAATTTATATAGTTTCCATCAGAGTCACAACTTAATTTTGAATATTCACTAAACGGAACTATAACATCATCCGAAGCAAAATCTTTAACTTGATAATAGCTTGTTTGTGGTAGGTATTTTATATCAGAATATGCAAATGAATTTGTAAAAGTTTTTACAGGGTATAATTCTCTACCTACTACTCTTATTTTTGCTATACTATTTTTTTTATACTCACTCTTAAATGATTTAACAACAACTTTAATATCATTTGAAGTCAATTCAGTCAATGAACCCGTTATATATATCTGGTCATCCCAACCTATTCTAATCTTTGGTTGATATATTGTAAATGTTTCTTTACTGAATAATCTTAGTATTCCATAATCTTGCGTATTACTTTCTATATTTTCAGGAAACAATGTTGAGTTAGCAAATTTTAACATTAACCCATCATTTGGAATAGAACCGGTCATCCAAAGTTTAAGCATTGGTTTTACATCCATATCAATATCACCTCTTTCATAATTGAAATTTTGAGATGCGCTGTATTGTGTCCACCAAGTACCACCACTGCCATCATTTATACTTGCGGTAGTAAATGAATTAAAATCATTATCTAACCAATTTAATTTCGTATCACCTTCTCTATAATTCCAATTTACACCTTTTGTAGTAATTGCATCAAATCTAGTACCAATACCCATTTCCCAACTCCCAGATATTGGATTGGCGTGAATTGTATATTCTAATGGTATTTCTTCTGTTTGTGATTCTTTTATCAGCAATCTAGCATCACCCATGCCAATTGTGCCATTGTATAATGATTGAGATAGGAATCCCAAATCAAATTTAAGTAAAGCATGAGATACATCCTTTACGTTTCCGTAAAAAACTTTACTCACTTCTAATATTTCATCTAAGCCGGTATTTTGGTTAGGCTGTTGTAGATAAATAGATGCATCTTTTGATGCTGTTAAAAAATAGTATGCCATTATTTTGCCCTCCCTTTTATGTCTGAATCTGGAAACTTAATTTCAAAAACAGAAGGGTCTAACGATGGATACACCACTTTGTTTTTAGTTGCTGCTTCTATATTATATGAATTTGTAGAGTATCTTCCTCCACATTTATTTACAATTTCAACCATAGGAACGGATGATACTCCTTCAACGTTTGCAAGCAGTAATTCTACTTGGTTTAAGTTAATTGTTTGATTAAATGCCCACTTATCAATATTAAAATAATCTTTTAAATCTAAAATACATTTAGCTACTATTTCCGATTTATTAAAATTAGGATAACATGTTACTTCAAAATTAACCCCTATGTTTATTATAAACCCATCGGAAAAATTAACACCATCGGTAAGAATTTTATATTCATTAAGATATGTTTTTAAATTTTCTTTAACTGCTCTATTAATTTGAGTTAATCTACCAGTACCATCCAATCCTAGCATATAAAGATTTATAGCAAATGGATTATTCTTTTCATTATCATTAGATGTTTTACCAACTAAGAAATCTCTAATTTCAGTTTGTACTGTATCTTGTGTTGGTTCACTAGCATCAGGCGTATTTACAAACCCCATTACTAAATCAGTAAATTCCTGTAAAGCTTTTGGAGATGCTAATATTGATGATGGTGAGTTATTATCTAATTTACCATCAGCTGTTGCATAACACTTAGAAACAGAACCATATTTAGTTGGCATTGATAAAGCTCTTATTTGATAATCCTTTGCGGTTACTGCTCTATTTTGTGCACCAAAATTTCCTAATGCATTTTGTCTAATTTCTTCAATGGTTTCACCACCTCTACCACCACTCGCAGGTATTTCGTTAGTAACCGCTACTGAATTTTTTAAACTATTATATGTTCCGATTTGGGATTGATTTAAATCCGCATAATCATCATCATATACAATAGATGTTATTCTAGTCAATTGACCAGATTCTATGTTTGATAATATACCACCGCCAACATAATATTTAACAGTAATTGTTGTATTGGATGGTGATGTTCCGTATGTTTTTGTTTTTAAGAAATTAGTTGGGTCAAATGATTGCTCCAATCTATTAATAGAATTAGGTAATCCCAATCCAACATTTTTAAGATTTGGAATCAATTGTTCATCCGATGCAGATGGGTCACCAGCTCCAAATTGTAGTGTAGTACTTAAATCTGGATTTACTTTTGCTACAAATCTTTTTGGAGTTTTTAAAGTTTTTAAAATATATGGTACACTATCTTTAAATTGTACAAGATCTGGGTCATTTAATTCCGTATTTGGATAATCTAAAAATACCATTTCTTGTGCCAAATATGGTACTTCATAATATTTGTTATTATTAGAATCTCTAACATCATATACTTCTATAATATTAGTATCACTTAAATTTATAGTTTGGAATGGTTGATACGAACCGAATTCAAAAGTAGCTTCTTTTGAGGTTGCAGATATTGCTTGTACATATTTTTTTACAAGGTATAAAGTTGGTTCACCTGTATTTGCATCTCTCTGATAAACAGTAACATCTCTATCGGATGTATCTGCGAAATCAACTATATCGGTGGTAATAAATTTAATAGATTCATCTTTAGACTCCATTTCCATACCTTGTCTAATTCTTAGCAAGTATTTGGTATCTATTTGATTTAATACACCACTACCAATAGCAGGTGCTATCTGATACACAGATAATAAAGTTGTTGCTGGTGAAGTCACTTTTGGTTTATATCCTAAAAAATGAGACAATGCAATTACGTTTTCTAAATCTTCAGCAGTTGTTATTAATGATTCTTTAAATGTATCATCTACATAATATGAAAGAACATCACCTATGTAAGATGCCATTTCTATAAACATCATACCTGGCGAAGCTTCTGTAAAGTCCGTATTTGTTTTTGGAAAATATGTTTTTGCAAACTCTATTAAGTTATCTCTAAAGGCTGAAAAGTCTTTATTAAGATATTTTATATCCTTTCCTCTATTTGTAAAATTGTTATTTGATGGTGTTAAACTCATATTATGGTGCTATTTGTTGTACGTTAAATGATACCAAGCCAGAATTACCAGTACTTCTACTTCTAAATTTTAATGATATGTTTATCGAGTTTCTATCTTTATTTTCATTACTCATATCAACATTTATTTCATCAATACTTACATTTGGAATATATCGTTCAACTGAATTTGTTATTATATCTTGAATTTTATCTTCAAATTCGTCTGTTATTGGTTCAAACAATACTGTCTCTACACCAGATCCAAATAAAGGATTCATTAAACGTTCTCCTCTTTTTGTTAGTAAAAGATTTTTTATATTAGATTTTAATTGTTCAATTTCCGTATAATTTTGTTTAAAGGCAACGTTACTTATTTGAATCGGTAAAGCCAATCCAACTGCATAATCTTCATATTCCTTTGTTTCTATTATAGGCTTTTTTCCTAATATAATTGCCATTATTTCTTTTTAAATCTTTTTACCAATTCAGAATAATCTCTATTCAATGCTTTATCCAATTCAGGCACTCCAGTCTGAACACCCAATCCAGTTGGTTGAGGTCCTCTAGCTAAATCACCATAACCCATTTTATCGGCCACTGCAGTTCTACCCACAATTGAACCCATATCACCTTGTCCAAAACTCATAGTTCTAAAACCACCATCACCTTGCGGTATTCCACCTTTCGTTTCATTTAGGATTTGGTTAATTATTGGATTCTTACTAAATTGCTTTTCTCCAATTATTTTTGTTTGTACTGATTCGGTAATTGTTTCTTCATCTAACATAGCCGCAGCCATTGATAATCCAGTACTTTTTGGTTTAGCAGGTTGTTTACCCTCTGCTATCAGTTTTTTCATTTCAGCCCTTACATTTTCCTTAATTAATGCAGGTAATTGTTCTTTTAATTCCTCTTTGATTAAGATTTGTATGGCTTTTAATAATTTGTCTGTGTTCATACTTACTTATTTGTTATGTTT